CTGCGAGTGCGGGAGATTGGTTATTGTGTGATGTTTCCACTTCATCTTTGATAGTAACTTTACCACAAACAGGTGTAATGGGAGATCATATAAGAATTGTTGATGCGTCTCAAACTGCGGCAACAAATAATATTACTATCAATAGAAATGCTCATAAAATTGATGGAGCAGCGAGTAATTTTGTCATGAGTACAAATGGACAGGCCAAAGAGCTAGTATATTATAATGTGGCACGAGGTTGGATAACTGTATAATATAAATATATGTAAGTGAAAAATGAAATTAATTTAAAGGAAATATGGAAGCGATAAGTGTAAAAGGTGTAAAATCTGATGGAACAGTATCAGCGACCACTATGGGTAGTGCTACTCTGGTATGGTGCGCGAACTCTCACGCAACCACCGCAGTAGTTTTAACTTTAGATGGATCTGTAACTAATGGTTCCGGAAATAGCGGAACACTATCTGTGCCACCACATTTTGCGTTGTTAGTGAGAAAAGCTCCACTGGATACAATCGCCTCGGCGGGAGGAACAGCATCATTAACAGCAGTTGCATACAATGCGGCTCCTGGAATCTCAAGAGATAGTTAATAATGTTTAATCATTGGCCAAAGGTTGAAGCGGCGTTTCTGTCCTCGATATTAGCGTTGGTCATATGGATGACATCAGGAATAATTTCTCATGAGACATCTATCGCTGTATTAACAGAACGAGTAAAAACAATACAAGTGGATATAAAAGATATGAAAAATGATATTCATAGTTTGATCGCTCTAAAAGAAAAAGAAGTTAATTATGAATCCTATGCAAAAGACTAATGGGCGCACAGCATTATCTTGGTAACCCAAATTTAAAAAATTCAAACGTACAATTAGAATTTTCTCCTGAACAAGTAAAGGAACTTGTTAAATGTGCCACTGACCCAAAACATTTCATAGAAAATTATGTTCAGATTGTTCATGTTGATCATGGTTTAGTTCCTTTTAAATTATACGATTATCAAGAAGAGATGGTCAAAATTTTCCATAATAATAGATTTGTAATTTCAAAACTACCTAGACAATCTGGTAAATCAACAACAATTGTATCTTATCTTTTACATTATATTCTTTTTAATGAGAACGTCGCAGTTGCTATTCTCGCTAATAAAGGTAATACTGCGAGAGAACTTTTGAGCAGAATGCAGATGTCTTTTGAACATTTACCGAGCTGGCTACAACAAGGAGTTACTGTTTGGAATAAGGGTAATGTTGAATTAGAAAATGGTAGTAAAATTCTCGCTGCAGCAACATCCTCTTCAGCGGTTAGAGGTTCATCTTTTAATATCATTTTCCTTGATGAGTTTGCTCATGTAGATCCACCATCTTTAGCGGATGAATTTTTTAACTCTGTTTATCCTACAATTTCTTCTGGAAATACTACAAAAGTTTTCATTGTATCAACACCATATGGAATGAATAAATTTTATAAAATGTGGATTGATGCAGAAGAGGGGAGAAATACTTATGTTCCATTTTCTGTAAATTGGAGTGATGTTCCAGGTAGAGATGATGTTTGGAAACAAGAAACTATTCGAAATACAAGTGAAAGACAATGGAGACAGGAATTTGAGTGTGAATTTTTAGGATCTACAAATACTTTGATTGAACCTGCCAAATTAAGAAATATGCCTTATAAGCCACCAATTAGAAAACAACAAGAATTGGATGTTTATGTTGAACCACAAAAAGGTCATGCTTATTGTACTCTTGTAGACACAGCGTCAGGCGTTGGTCAAGATTATTCCACATTTACAATAATTGATGTTACAGAAATACCATATAAAGTTGTTGCAAAATATAGAAACAATGAAATATCTCCAATTATTTTTCCAAATATAATTGAACAAATATCTACACAATATAATAAGTCTTGGTGTTTAGTCGAAACTAATGGAAATGGTATGCAGGTAGGAGATATATTATATTATGATTTAGAATATGAGAACACTATTCTCACTTCTCCAAATAAAGGTGGACAAGAAGTTAGTGGTGGATTTAAGAAAAATTCTAGAATTGGTTTAATTACATCAAAACATGTTAAAAGAACCGGTTGTACAACTATAAAAGAATTAATTGAGAAGGATCATTTAATAATTGAGGATTTTGATATCATTTCAGAGTTGATGACTTTTGCTGAAAAAGGACCCAGTTTTCAGGCTGAGGAAGGATATCATGATGATTTGGTCATGACTTTAGTTTTATTTGGATGGTTAGTGAATCAAAGATATTTTAAAGATATTACTGATTCTGATATTAGAAAGAAATTATTAGAGCAACAAGAAAGAATGAATGACGAAGATTCTTTGCCATTAGGATTTTTTAATGATGGTATATCTGAGGTTGTGGCTGAAGATGATTATCATGTTTGGAAAGAATATAAATCAGGACTCTATTGGAATTCCGAAATTTAATAAATATAGTTAATTAGAGGTGAGTTTCAAGTAGGTTAGACGTAAGAGCTAACACGCTAGAAGTCAACTAAATATAATAAATATAGGAGAATAAAAATGCCCTTCACAGTTAGTCCTGGTGTTCTGACTAGAGAAATCGATTTAACAACCATAGTACCAACCCTCGCCACAAATATAGGGGGATTTTCAGGACTCTTTAGATGGGGACCTATTGAAGATCCAGAAAATGGACGAGTCGCTTCAGACGCCGATTTAAAAGCTAAATTTTTCGTACCAAACGAAGATAATTATATTTCATGGATGTGCGCATCAAATTTTATGAACTATGGTGGAGTTCTTGAAATTTCACGAACAGCAAACTCTTTAGCAAAAAACGCTTCATCTGCTAACACAACTTATGCGGCGACACAAGAGGGAGCGACAGTTTTAATTAAAAATAAGAAAGCATTCGAAACCACATATGATCCATCCACAGGAGGATCTTCTACGGGAACTTATGGACCGTGGGTTGCGACATATGCGGGAGAAAGAGGAAATAGTTTAAAGGTTTCAGTATGTGGACCCGATAAAGCAGCAAAAAGACTCACAGGAGGAGGCGTTGCGATCAATGCGACAACTGGATTAGTAGCATCAACGTCTGATTCACTTTGGTTTGAAGAAGTTAGAAATGGTGATGTTTTAGAAATTGGTGGAGAAAATTACTTAGTTAATAATGTAATGAATACTCAAGGAACTGATACAGCGTATGTTGTACAAACTCCAGGTTCTGCTACTGTCACAGTACAATCTGCTGGAACCCCTGTTGACTGTTTGGTTAGATCAGCATTTGAAGAAAAATCAACACAAATTTTCGGCACAATTGTAAATACTGGTGGAACAAAAACAGTAACCGGAACTGGTACATTTTTTAGTACACAATTGAGCGTGGGAGATATGATAGTATCCACTTGTGATACTGGTGCTCCCTTTAGACATAAAGTTGCTTCAATCACAAGTAATACTGAATTGCAATTGGTTACAGCATCAGAAACAACCAAAGGAATTACATCCACATTAGCTTTTGGTAGAGAATGGGAATATGCATGTAATCCAGGCGAATCTAGTGTCAATGGAGATGCACCCGGAACTTCAGTTCGGGCTGAAGCAAGAGGAGCTTCTCAAGACGAAATTCATATTGTTGTTGTAGACGAAGATGGAAATTGGGGAACATCCACAACAGCATCGACGGGCGATACATTAATAGAAAGATGGAATGGAGTTTCAGTCGCTTCAAATTCTCCAGAGTATTATAAATCTAAAGTTAATAACACAGACGAATTTCCAGTATGGGCAATGTCACATCCAGCAACAGGTGGTATAGTAAATGGTGATGACACTACTGATTCTGCATGGGGAACAGCCGCGGTAAGTGGTACTAAATTTAATGCATTTGGATGGTCACAGTCATGGTCACTTAATGGTGGATTAGATGGACAGACATTATCACTTGGTGATCGAAAAACGGGATACGATGTATTTAAAGAACCAGTAGATTCAGCCGCTTCATTAATTTTTATGGGAGACGCAGAAGCGGCATTATCTTCTTATGTAATGTCCACTATCGCGGAAGCAAGAAAAGATTTGGTCGTATTTTGTTCACCGGAAAGAGCAGATGTTTTGGGTACAACTACTCAAGCATCAAATGTTTTAGATTATAGAAATGGTTTACCAAGTACATCTTATGGATTTATGGATTCAGGATGGAAACGACAATGGGACACGACCAATGATGTTTATAGATACATTCCATTAAATCCGGATTGTGCAGGGCTTGCAGTTGCTACAGAAAATACTTTGGGTTCATTTTACTCTCCAGCAGGTTATACTAGAGGTCAAATTAAGAATATTAGAGATTTGGCATGGAATCCTGCGGAAGCTGATAGAGATGTTCTTTATAATAAAGGTATCAATTCTGTTGTGAATTTTCCAGGCGAAGGAAGAATGTTGTTTGGAGATAAAACACTATTAGCAAAACCAAATGCATTTGATAGAATTAATGTAAGAAGATTGTTTATTACATTAGAAAAATCAATTTCTCAAGCGGCGAAACAATCATTGTTTGAATTTAATGATGATTTTACAAGATCACAATTTGTTTCCATTGTAGAACCTTTCTTGCGAGATATTCAAGCAAGGGGAGGAATTACTGATTTTATGGTTGTATGTGATGCATCTAATAATACACCAACAGTTATAGATGCAAATCAATTTGTAGGTGCTATATATGTTAAGCCGGCAAGATCAATTAACTTTATTGAATTAAGTTTTGTATCTGTAAGAACTGGTGTATCATTTAGTGAAGTTGTTCAAAGATAAAGGAGAGATAACACATGGCAGCAGCAACAAATAATTTTAGTATTAATACTTTCATTAGTTCAATTAAAGCCTCAGGGGCGAGATCTAATTTATTTTCATGTACAATGACATTACCAACAACCGCGGTTACTGATGCAGGAATGGTAGCGCAGTCCGGTGCAACGGACAAATTAGATTTTCTAGTAAATGCAACGGTTATGCCAGGATATATTAATGGAGAAATTCCTGTTTCTTATTACGGGAGGCAGGTTTTCTTTGCAGGAGATACCACATTTGGCGATTGGACATGTACAGTATTAAATGATGAAGATATGAAAGTTAGAACAAATATTGAAAGATGGATTGAAGCTATGAATAGTGCAGAGGGAAATGTAAGAGCATGGAAGATTCCTCATTCTAGTATGTTAGGTACAATATTAGTTAAATCTTATTCTTTAGCTGGTGATACGACAAAGACAATTGATAGTATGAAATTACATGGTGCATGGCCAAATAATATATCACCAATTGAATTAAGTCATGATTCAGTAAATACTATAGAAACATTTACTATAACTTGGCAATATTCTTATTCTGGACCAACATTATCTACAGCAACTAATGCGGTCAAAACAATAGATACAGTAGCCGGCGGCGGAGTCGCATAATAAGGAGAAATAATGGCAGCAACGGGATTTAACGTTAATGATATTAAAACCGCTTTAGCGGATGGTGGAGCGAGACCTACGCTATTTGAGATTAGTGGAAGTTTCGAAGGAACAAGTTTTATGTTA